GGAGTTAATTATGCAAAGCACTTGGGAATTTGACACAACAACTGGCGCAGGTAGCGAGATCGTTACTATCGTTTACAAGTATGAGTTTGATGGCGAGACAAGCTACAACGAAAACATTGAAGAAGTCTGGTTTGAGGGACGCAATGTTGTTGGCCTGATGTCTGATGAGCAATTTAAAGAGTTAGAGATGGAAGCTGCCATGCGCTTTCAACACCACAAACTGAACTACAAGACCGAAGATGTATGAGCAAGCAATCTGTTTGGCAACTAATTGTTGTTGGATTAGCGGCATTTTGGGCGGGAGTGGTTTACTTGATAAGATTTTGGTATGACTAAAGAATGAAAAAAGAACTTTTAATCGGTTGTGGATCTAACCACATTAAAAAAATGGCAACAGATCGAACTACTAGTTTCGATAACTTAACTACTTTGGACTACAACTCTGACCACAATCCTACTGTCGTGTGGGATTTAATGGTTCTGCCTTTACCCTTTCCTGACAATGAGTTTGATGAAATCCATGCCTACCAAGTGCTAGAACATCTTGGTCAACAGGGTGACTACAAATTATTCTTTGCCCAATTCTCAGAGTTCTGGCGACTTCTCAAGCCAAATGGTCATTTCCTTGCGACTTGCCCATCCAGAAGTTCAGTCTGGGCTTATGGTGATCCAAGCCATACAAGAATCATGCAACTAGAACAATTGGTGTTTCTATCCCAAAGGGAATACAAACAACAAGTAGGTAAAACACCTATGTCAGATTTTAGAAATATCTACAAAGCAGACTTTGAGACTGTCTTCCAAGAAGACGATGGAGAGACTATTAAGTTTGTGCTGCAAGCTATCAAGATTTGATTCTGTAGCATATAATTCAAGCCATGAAACAACGTGGCGGCTCAAGAAAAGGCGCTGGTCGTAAGAAGATCAGCGAAGAGGGTAGGACTATCCGAGCAAGGGTAGCGCCTATCCATGAGCAAGCATTGACCTTGGCAGGGAATGGTTCCTTGTCTGAGGGAATAAGACGTTTAGCAGAGAAGCATTGGAGATTAATTCATGGAGAGCAGCCCCGACAAAGCAATTCAGTATTTGATCGACACCGCACCCTTGTACGCCCAAGCGAAGTCCGAGCGCCTGTACTTGGAGGAGTTCCGCAAGTCCAAGAAGGCTCACCTGATGAGCCAGGCAGGGACGGAAGTTCTGGGTAAACAAGAAACCTTTGCCTATGCCCATGAAGAATACATCGAAGTGCTAGAGGGCATAAGGGCGGCTGTAGAGAAGGAAGAGAAGTACCGCTGGCTGATGACTGCTGCCCAAGCAAGGATCGAAGTCTGGAGAACAAACCAGTATTCAGCCAGAATGGAAATTAGGGCAACCCAATGAACAACAAGCTGAACGCAAAGGAAAGACTACACCTAGCAAGGGTGAAGATGCTTCCCTGTTCAGTATGTGATAAATCAGGACCATCAGAAGCTCACCATTACAAGCAAGGTCTGCAATATACCTGCATAGCATTATGTCAAGACTGCCATACTAATTCGATATTAGGTTGGCATGGTCAAAAGAGAATGTGGCATATTAAGAAAATGGACGAGATTGACGCTTTAAATAATACGATTAAAAGATTATTTGATGCCCCGTCTGAAAATAATAATGCTTTCTAATATCAAAAGTTTCAAAAACTTTGAACTTCCAAAAATTGGTTAAATCGGGTTTGTAAAAAGTAAATGCCACTTTTTTGTAAAATCACCCAAAATTAGGGTTTACCCTTAGTTTTTTGTTTGTGAGTACTCACTTCGCAAAATAGTGTAAGTGAGCGCCCACTTCGCAAAATAAGAAAACAGCGCATGAGACATAGTTTAAATATACCCCTAGAATGCCACAAAACCCGTTCTAAGCGCTTTTTTTGGTCGGGGCATAGCTACTATGCTTGAAACCACAATAACCGATTCTAGGCGGTTTAAACAAATCTGCATGATGTGAGCGCTCACTTACAAAACACTTTCAAAAAAACCCAGTTTTTACGCTGGGTGTTTGTGAAAATGCTTAGATCGAATCAATTAATAGCCAGAATTCCTCGATATAGCAGCATTTGTGAATTGATGGATTGTGCAAAGCATGGCAGAAAATCATTCCACAAGTTACTAGGTCAATTTCCATCAATGTTTGATCTTCCGTAGTTATGACGCCAATATTTCCCATTTTCATAATTAGCCTTTAAATTGTTTGTAAACGGATAACACGGGCCATTTTTTGGCCATGGGCAGGGTATGCAATCAATGGGACATCTTTAGACCAGCAAGCCCTGCAGCCGTTACAGTTTCCCCCATGTTTGTAAGCTTCACAAAGCTTCACGCCTTCCCTTGGTTCAAATGTGGCAGCATCGGGGCCTATAACCGAACCATGCAAACCCTCGATATATTCACCCCGAATCGAATCACTGGAAAACCTGACCTTTACGTTTGGCAAAGCTTCCATTTGTGCGAAAACATGGGAAAACTTGGGGAATTTGTGCATCCTAGTAGGCAGCCAATGGGAAACCCAAGGGGTTTGAATCATTACTTCTAGGATCTTTTCTGCTAAACCTAGGGTATAGACATCCCCAGAATCAAACCATCGAAAGAATCTATCTTGATTTAACTCTTTAACCATGTCAGACACCCAATCTAAGCGCTGCCAATCTTCCCGATTCGATAACCTAGGCGCTTTAACATTGGGGTAGTTGTAGTTTCCAGTGGTGGCATAGCAGCCTTTACATGCGTCAACTAGTTCACCAGGCGCAGCCCATGAGCCAGGGCAAGTGTCTAAAGCTTGCAATGACCATGAACGGGCATTAAGTTTTGAAGTTTGAGATATTTTGATCACGTGACACCTATTAAAAAAGAAAAGAAAAAGATCTGATCAGGGGATCAGGACATCAAAGTAGGCAAGCATAAGAGCCAGCGCACCACAAAATAGAATGACACCGATAACAGCTTCAATAATTACAGTTTTCATGTTGACACCTATTAAGAGTTAAGAAAAGAGAGGCTAAAAATCTACCCTCTCACATATATAGCATAAAAGATTCGTGCCAACTCTTGTAAGTCCTTGATTCTATTGATAGCTCCAAAACCCTATAAGTATTTACCCTTAGAACATAGGTTTACAGTTTGATTCTGTAGCTACAAATGGAACCCGAAACAACATACAGCCCATTACAAGGGATTCATCTATTGTTAAAGGATAGGTAAGGACTGTATAGAAGGTAAACACAAGGGAAAGCATAGTCAGCCCTCACTAACTTAAGATAAGAAAACCTATACATAGAAACCTTTCATGCACCGATATAACAACATCTATTGCGCCCATGAGACAAACTATGCAAAAAACGCATAACCTTTGCACTAAGGGTTTACCCTGCTGTATGGATGCACAGATCTGTATAGGCGCACAGTACTGTATGGAATCACAGTAGGGTTTATCCTCATAGGGTTTCTACCTAGGGGTTTACCCTTAAGGGTTAGTACGTAAGGGTAGGGTTTACCCCCCCCCATGTGTGAAAGTGAGGGGGTGCTGTGGCAGGGGACATAAACAGACATGGAAACACACATCAACATACCCTTTGCAGTTAAGACCCCCTACCCCCTCCCCCAACCACAAAAGATAGTCCCAAAAAAATTTTTTATAGTTTAGAATTTGTAGACATTAAATCAAGGAGAAGATATGGCTGGATTTCCTATGCGTAGAGCGCTGGAGAAGAAGATAGAGACTCTGGGAGGCATTGAGTTCGTTACGGCACACATAGCACAGGGAATGACCATTGGACGCTTGGCAGAGTTTATAGAGTGTTCTAGGCCTATGCTTTCTTTCTGGATCAACCATACGGATGAGAGAAGAGATGCGGTACTCGCTGCACGTAAGCTAAAGGCTGAGAAACTGGCAGAAGAGGCTTTAGAGATTGCTGATGAAGCAGATGAGACAAGTAACTCAGGAGTGAACAAAGCGAGATTGCAGGTAGATACCCGTAAGTGGATGGCCTCCAAGCTTGACCCTGAGAACTATGGAGACACTGCTAAAACCCAAGTTAACATCTCTTTGGGTGATCTACACTTACAAGCACTAAAGCACATGGGTAAGGCTGAAGTAGTCGAAACCTTGGAAAACAATGAATAACCCCTTTATCCAGTTCATTACCCTATACAGGAATGACCCTGTTCTGTTTGTTAAAGAGGTATTAGGAGTAGAGCCTGATGATTGGCAACAGGACTTCCTTAACGCTGTAGCCACTGGTGAACGTAAGATTAGTATCCGTTCTGGCCACGGAGTAGGTAAATCCACAACAGCTTCTTGGGCAATGCTTTGGTTCTTGTTGACCAGGTATCCCGTCAAGGTAGTGGTTACTGCCCCTACTTCTGCCCAACTGTATGACGCTTTGTTTGCCGAGCTAAAAAGATGGGTCAAAGAACTTCCCCAGCCTATCCAAGACCTACTCGATGTCAAACAAGAGAGGATTGAGCTAAAGGCTTCCGCTACCGAGGCTTTTATCTCTGCTCGAACATCTCGTGCTGAACAACCCGAAGCCTTACAAGGTGTCCACTCAGAGAACGTCATGCTGGTAGCAGATGAGGCTTCTGGTGTCCCAGAGGCAGTATTCGAGGCCGCTTCGGGTTCTATGTCAGGCCATAACGCTTTGACCATCCTACTGGGCAATCCAGTACGTTCTTCTGGCTTCTTTTTTGACACACACAATCGTCTAAAAGATGAATGGTGGACTAGACGGGTATCCTGTCTGGACTCTACCCGTGTCAGTAAAGAGTACGTAGAAGACATGAAATCCCGCTATGGCGAGGAAAGTAACGCCTACAGGATCAGGGTTCTGGGTGAGTTTCCCCGTAGTGATGATGACACCATTATCCCTATGGAGCTACTTGAATCTGCCAAACATCGAGATACAAGAGCTTACGAAGATGCTCCGATTATCTGGGGACTAGACGTTGCTCGGTTTGGATCTGACTCTTCTGTCCTCTGTAAGCGCCAATCTAATGTAGTCCACACCCTAGAGCGCTGGAGAAACCTAGACCTGATGCAGTTAACAGGTGCGGTGGTGGCTCAGTACGAAGCCTGTGACCACAAGAGTAAACCTACAGAGATTCTGGTTGATTCTATTGGCCTAGGCGCTGGTGTTGTTGACCGATTAAGAGAACTAAAGTTGCCATGCAGAGGTATTAACGTGTCCGAAAGCCCTGCAATGGGTGGCACTTATCTCAATCTTCGTGCGGAACTATGGCACAAAACCAAGGCTTGGCTTGAGAAACGGGACTGCAAGATACCTAACAACGAGGATTTCATTGCTGAACTGGCGACTGTAAGGTACACCTTTACATCTAACGGAAAGATTAAGATTGAATCCAAAGACGATATTCGTAGACGGGGATTGAAATCTCCTGACATGGCTGACGCATTTGTGTTGACATTTGCTTCCGATGCCGCTACTGTGTCTTGGGGATCAAATATGTCTTGGGGCAAACCGATTAAAAGGTTGATCCGTGGCCTAGTCTGATTGCCGTTGCCATTTTAGAGCCAC